CCATGTCTGCCCGAAGGTGCGGTTTGGTATGCCACTCCAATGCCTAATTGGGCCTGGAGGTTGGCATTCTCCAAACCCGAACCCATCACCCCGGAACTTGGGGCTGCCGCTGCCGCTGCCGCTGCCGCTGCCGCTGCCTCCTCTGCTTCCTTGGCCGCTTGCAACTCCGCGTAGGTGGCCGCGCCAGGCACGGGCTGCGCTCCCGCCGTCCGTGGGCTTACGTAGCCGCTGAAGCTCGAGGGCAGGTAAAGCTGGTCTCCCGGCTGCAAGTTAAAGAACATATTTCCGGCGCTGTCGTAACTGATGAACTGGGCATTGCGGGGGTCATTCAGGATCGCGCCATAGGCGCGTGGGTCCCCATAATAATAGTTTGCAATGTCAGATGGCGTGCTGAGGCCGCCCCCCACCGTGACGGTTTTTGGCACGTCGTAGTAGCCAAGCTGCTTACTTACGAAGTCAACCGATTTCCCCTGCGCGAAAAGTTTCTGCGCCTCGGGTTGCAGCGACTTCGGGAGCGACCTAAGGTAATCTACCTTCTGTCCCATCGACCTGTTCCTGTACCTTTGCCTGTAGTTGTGCGAGAAGCGACTTCAAAGCCGCGGTGATCTCCGGCGCGAAAGGGTCGAGGCCGTGCGGGGCGGGTGTTCCTCGGCCCTCGAAATGGCGTGCGAGGAACTCGGCGTGCGCCTTGCGCGCCTCCAGGCGTGCGGAAATAAGAAAGACCTCATCCTCTCTCACGCTCATAGGATTTCATTGCCGGCGCGGTCGGTTCCGGTACGGCCCTCGAAGGTGTCCAAGCCATCCGAACCCTCGCTGGTTATCCCGCCTTCGGCGCGGTTGAACAGCGGCCCCTCCCTGCCCTCCATCATCGCGCCTCTCATATCCTGCAATTCGTTCTCTGGGTTGGCGGGCGTTCCCTGTTCCACAGGCCCTCGCCCATTTTGCTGTCCCGCGAGCTCGGGTTGCTGCGTCGCCTGCGCCGCCACCTGCTCCATCATCTGGAATATCTGCATCGCCACCGGGTCCCCCGCCGCCAATCTCTGCGCCATGATCGGGAAGCCCCCGGCCTTCATCTGGTTGATAAGCTGCTGGTTGGCGGCGAACGAAGCCACCTCAGCCTCCATCGCCGCGTTCTCGAAGCTGTCGCTTCTGACCTTATTGACAACACTATCCGGGTTCGTCTCGCCGCTCAGTTCGATGGCCCCGCGCCGGTCCACCAGGCCCTCGCGGTAAGCCATGAGCGCCTGGTTCATCTTGCTGGTCTTATCCAGCGCGTCTTCCTCGGCCAGCTTCACGTCGATGTAGAGGGTCTGCACCGGAATGTCTTGGGCCAGGATAACTTCTTCCATGCCGGGCATCCAAAGAGGCGTGCCGGTGAATGCGTGCCATTCCAGCATCACGCGGCAGATGTCAGCGATGGCGTTCTCCGCCAGCCTCACCATCGGCCCGATCCGTTTCACGGCCGATGCCGCCGCCAGATTGATGCTTGCGTAGGCCACGCCGGATTGTGGCTCGTAGCCTCGCAGCACATTGGACATCGAGCTGGCTTCCATGCGCGCCCTCAGTTTCGAGATCAAGTATTCGATGTTCTGGTCAATCGGGGGTACGGGCAGTTCGTTAAGCACAGTACCAGGAGGCATACGTAGAATGTCTTCGTGGGTGAAATACTTGATGAAGACTTTCTCGCCGCCGACGCCCTCGTACCAATACCTCTGCGCTCCCATGCGCTTCGTCGCGTCCCAGAAGTTGAGCGAATCGAGCAGGTTCACGTCCTCCCACATGCCCGTCTCCACAATGGGGTAAAGCATGGGCAGCCGCTGCACTTTGCCGGAGCGCATCGGCGGGCCTCCCCCAATCCTGGATGCATAGGGCAAGAACGGCTCCTTTCTTTTCTGGTTCATCAGCACCAGGCCGGAGTTGACGTTGGCTGCCGAGAACGTAGACGATGGCGTGGCGAGCATCACGTGCGCCTCACGGTCAATGTAATCATAAAGCGTGGCATAGCGCATGCCCGCGTTCAGCTTATTGTTAGCTGGCCTCTTCTGCCAACCCACGCTGTCGGTCAATGGCTTCATCAGCGTTTCCCCGTAGCGCGCAACCAAGTTGTCGATCTTGTCCACTCTCACGGTTACGAGGCGTTCGGCCATATTATCCGAATATCTCGCGTGCACATTAGCCGGATGCAGCACGGGCAGCGAGAAGTTCCCGTAGCGCAGGGTCTCCTGCATGGAGCGGACGTCACGCCCAAAACTCTTCCACGCCTCTATCTGCCAGGGCAGAAAGTTCACCTGGGTGATGATCTCGTCGTACAGGAATACGGATTGCACCAGCGACCGTAAGCCGTTGTTGTTTTGCCGCATCCAGGCCAGTTCGAGCGTAGCCCTCAGCCAGGTCTCGATGTCGTTGATCCGCTCCGGCGTCAGCTTGGCGCTCGAAAGCGGCGAGATAGTTATCATCGGCATGGACTTGGAGTAGATGGCAGCGGCCTGGTTGACGACGTCGTGGCCACTGGAGTCAATCATTTCTCTCACTCCCAGTTTGCGGAAGTCCTCGTCGATCTTCCAATCCATGTAGAAGATTTCGTCCACCTTCTGAACGAGTTTGTCCCTGTCCTTGTCATCGTCGATCATTTCTCGGATGAGGCCGAGATAGTAGTCTTTGGTCTCAGGCATGGTCATTTCCTCGCATAAGCTTGAAGCATAGCATCAGGTTTCACTTTCTGCTCCCCGCCGCCCGCCTCCAAATTCAAGGTCTCGGCCACGGTGTTGATCGAATACTCGTCCACGGGCAGGTAGGGCATTGCCATCCACAACGCGCCAAAGGCCGTGTCGAGGGCGTCGTCATGTCCAAGCGCGGCCAGCGCGTCCCCTTGCCAGCCCACCCATTCGCTTTTGAGGGCGTTCAGATATTCGTTCTCCTCGTCTGTGATCCTGACCATGCCACTCTTGAAGCGTGGAGCCAAAATCTTCTCGAAGCGGTAGCCCTTCGATTTCGCCCACGGCCCTCCCCGGCACGCCCTCGGCACGATGCCGGCTGAAAGCAGGTATTGGTTCTGGGCCAGCGTGTTTTGATATTCCTTCCCCGAGAAAAGCGCCTCCACCCCCACCACCATCATCTTCGGGTATTCCAGTATCTTCGCCACCGCCAGTTCCTGGGCGTCGTCCTGGTCCAGCCTGGCGTAGATGCCGTCCACGAGCAAGAGAAATCGTGACCTCGGCGGCAGCAATCCGATAGCGAGTGAAAAGTAATCCGACTGTTGCTTATCAGGCCGCGAGGTCGAGGTGTAGTCAATAAAGCCAAAGGCGAGCCAGTCCTTCGGTTTGGTCTCGGCCGCGGGGAAGTAGGGTTCGAGCCACACCTTTTTTAGCACCTGCCCCTTCGCCTTTTCTAGGTTGAGTTCGTACATCTGTGCGAAGGCCACGTCATCGTTCATCGTTTCCCTCTGCCTCTCGATGGCGCCCTCGTTCCACTTCTGCGGCCACGCCGGTGTCCCATCCTCTTTCCTCACCGGCGTGCTCATGCTCTTGAATCTCTTGTTGATCTTGGCCCAGGCCACGACGTCAGCAAAGTTGAAGGGCGTTCCGTTTATCAAGAACCAGGTCTCCGGTTCAATCACAGGCACGAGGATCCTCGTTACCACACTTTTCACCCTCAGCAGTTCCCGCTGCGACTCCGAGTTCTTTTCGGTGTGGATGTCGTCGATCATCAGCACGCCTGTCGGGTGCGGCCCCGGCAGGTACTGGCTGTTGTAGCTCGCCACCTTCACCGTGGGCGCGCGCCCTCCCTCCACCATCGTCTTTTGCGTCCACTCCGGGTAAGGCACTCGATTGTCCCAGACGCTGTATCCTGCCTCCACGCTCCAATGCCCCTGTTCGTCCGGCACCACGTGAGGGAAGATGCGCTGCCACGCCTTGTTGTATTTGATCACGTTGGCGATCAGTTCCCCGATCTCTTTCACCTTGTCGTCGCTGGACGAGATTATAAGGTTGATTTTGGCCGGTTCATGGCCCACGCGAAAGCTGACGAACAATGAATTGAACGTGGACTTGATGCTGCCTCGAAAGGCTTCGATGAGCGAGTACATCCCCTCCTCGTGTGCCTCGTAATAAAGGTTCGCCCAATCCCAGCAGTGCTCCGGCCACTCCTCGCCCCACACCAACTCGTAGTACCCCGAATACCCCATCGGGTTATCGTTCAACTGAACGAAGGCGGGCAGCAGTTCCTCCTGCCACGCCTGTATGACCTCTTCCTCCTTCACTTCCCCCAACTCTCCATTCAATACGCGCAACGCGGCCCTCCAGACCTTTGCCTGCGCCTTCTCCTCCCTCGCCTCTAAGAAGCTAAGTATTGCCCCGGCCCGTTTCTTGATCCGCTCTACTTCGTCCCCGACGTTCTTCTCCGCAATACCAGCAGGGATTGGTGGTGCAGTCAAGACAGATGGGGACGCCGCATTGCTCACAGATTTTGAATCGCTCCTCGGGTTTCACTCCTCCACAGCTTAG